TCTTGACTGGTCCCTGTGCTCCGAAAGGCAACAATTCAGGGTCTGCTTGCCCAAGATCCACATCATTAGCCATCTGTATTCTTAAGATACTGGAGTTGTTTGGATATGAGCCATACTCGACCAATCTTTTCTTTGTGTTGTCCCATTCAAAGTAAGAGTCCCCAACCACTTTCGCAACATAATTTGCTGAATTTGGGTTTAAATTACAGTTATCAAATCTCTCGACAACCCTTACAGCCCCATCGTTATCTCTGATCGATCTAATTACAACAGAAAAGCTTCCATATGGATCGATGTCGGTTCTTTCGGAATACTTAATATCTTCAATAGATATCTTGTAATTTCTCTGTGCTAGCGCACCAGCTGTAAGAGTGTGAAACTTAAACAAGCGAGGGCAAATATTTGTATTATCTGCATCGAATGCTGGAACTAATTGATTAAGCGCAGGGTTTGAGCTGGCAGCGGTTGTTCTTAAATCCTGAGCCATAAACCAGCCAGTCTGCGCTCCCCTTGCGGCCATCTTAAACTTGCTTCCTAATTTATCGCCACCACTAGTTGCCAAGGGAAGTATAACCCCATAAGACTTAGCACTTGTAATGGTATCCTTTACAGCTTGTTCAAATGTCTCTCCCAAGAAATACTCTTTCTTTGTTGCGGTAGCAGTATCGACAAGCGACGTGTTTGTTCTAGTTGGGTTAGTATTGAATACCTTTCTAGCGTAATATTTAGAATTTCTATCAAAGTTAAAAGTTACTGTCTCTGACGGAATTCCTTCTCCAGCTGTTCCACTTGTATATATTTGTGCTGTGAACAATTGTGCTGGTGCGGTGCCTGTTGAAGATTCTATAAGAACACCTGACCCTGAGACTGTAAAACTATCAGGACCACCGATTGTTCCAGAGAGGATTATACCTCCTTTACTGAAGTACCAAGAAGCAGCCAAGGTCCCATTAACAGAACCTGTTGCTCCTGCCGTAAAAGATGAAGAATTCATCAAGAAGAGACCATATGCACCGCCTGCTAATTCATTGTTCGCGGGTGTGGTTCCCATAATCCAACCAGCCGTTGCATCGCCTGTACCAGTTGCTGTTGGGTGTTGGTCACCAAGAAGCCTTATAACAGTTATGGGAGATCCATTTTTTAACCATGCTGCTGCGGCATATGCACCGTAAGTCGGCGCTGTTGGCATGCCAGAACGCCAAACATCAGAAGCCTCTTCTCCTCTCACAGGTTCACCAAAAATTCTAATAAACTCAGATAAAGATTCTACTCTGGTAGGTAAGAACGCTGGTCCTCTTCTAAAGCGACCAATAACCACTGGTCCAACTGGGGGTGCCACCTTCGGTAGTTGCGAGTTGTCAATCTCGTTAATAAAAACACCGGGGGAAACAAACTTAAAATTCTTTACTGACATTATCTGGAGTCTCCTTTTGTATTCTCTTGGAATAAAAACATTTTTTCTTTAGTAAATAGTAAGAAGCAGACAGAAAGGACAAAATTATTCAATATATCCAGTATCGTCAGAGGAATAGGGATTTTCACCTCTTAACTTGCCGTCTCCACCATACTCGG